ACAATCCTCAGGCTTTAAGCCTACGCCATAATTGTCGGCGGTATATTCTTTAAAAGAATATTTGAGGTCATTTTTCATCTCAGCATTAACGCCTTTTGTGAAAAAAGTTTTGGCTTTACGTTGAGCCTGTTCTAAGTTTTTAAAGGCCTTTTCTAGGTCCTTAATAACTACATCAGCTTTTATCTTTTTGGCTAACTTATTTTCAGCGCTAGCCGTCAAGTCGGCTACTACTGATTTTCTCATCAATTTAGCCTCATCTATAATAGGGTCTATTTCAGCCCCCACACGCTCTTTTAAATGTTCCAATTGATACTTAGTCATGTATTTATTTTTGGTCATTTTTGCCTAGCTCCTCTCTTATTTTCTCTATTTCTTTTTTATTGCTTAACACGATATCCATTAACTTATTTGATATTTCAATAAGTGTGGTTATCTTTTGGACCTTAACAAGTCTGTCGTTTGTACTCATTAACTTGTTAACTTCCGTTTTAACAAAGTTTAACATTTTTTTCCTTTTGTTATTTTTTTTGCTTTCATTATCCCTATTTATCCTACAATCTAAGGGTCTGTCAAGTCTATATTTTAAGGTTTTACATTGTGTCTTTTTTGTGGCACTGTTCCCTCAAAAAATCTATGCAACCTGAGGCAAAATTTTATAAAGAATTAAAGAAAAATATCCCTTCTATTTTATGGAATAGAGTTGAGAATTTAAGTCTTTTAGGCATGCCGGATTTATTGGGGTATAATAAAAAACAGTGTTTTTTTACCGTTGAATTAAAAGTCGTAAAAGGCAACAAGATAAAATTTTCCCCTCATCAAATCGCATGGCATAAAACACACCCGCAAAATACTTTTATCATGGCCAAGGCCCTTGACCCGTCCACCCTCAAAACTTCTTCAATATCCCTGTTCCATGGTTCAAGTATCATGGCGCTTGCGCGTTATGGCATGAAAGTCGACGCTTGCGCCTGTGGATTTCCCGCTTGCGCGTCAATGTTTGATGAGGTCGGACTTACGCTTGAGAATTTAGGCGCTTGAGCCTTGGCCCGCTATTAACGGACCAAAACTCCCAAGGTAAAAAATGAGGCCAAGCGCGCCGTTCGCGCTTTTCTTGACCCGCGAACCCCTTACAAGTGTTAAAACACACGGTACCTCTCATTGAAGAAGGGGTTCACGGCTCAAGTTTACTTGAGCCCAGAATAGTTTGGTGATAGTCGCCAGAAGCTTTAAGCCATCCTCACTGGTTAACCTATTGGATGACGACCAAACTATTCAGGGCTCAAGTCTCAGGGCCTAAGCTTTAAAATCGTAATAACTATAACCCAGCGTTTCCGCATGGCTATGAGTCATGGCCTCATTATAACCAACAACAAAACCCAACATCTCTTGCTTATTGTTAAAACGTTTCATATCTCTACAAAATTGATTATAACCATTATTTATTGAATATTCATTAAAACAAACGCCGTCCTTTTTTATCATTTCTTTACTGATATGGCCGAACCCGTGTTCTAAAATATTTCTAGTAAACAGCGCGCATTGATAAGCATAATAATATTTATTACGCCCGCTTAATCTAAAATTAATATTTTGTTTATTAATTTTAAACTCTCGTTCATTTTGCCGTTGCGCGTCGTTTCCTATTTTTTCTATTTCTTTTATTGTTTGTGTTTCCATAGTCCTACAATATCCCATTGACAAGATACTTGTCAAGTGATATATTTCAAATATGTACAGTAAATATATAAAAGGTTTAATTCGTGATTATAGAAAATTGGCTTATAAGTCTTTTTTAGATAAGCACGGACTAAAGGCGGTGGCACTTGCTAAAAAGATGAGCGAACGACAGACCCACGAACAGACAATCGACAATCAAACACGAGGTATAAAATGGAACTAAAAATATTAATAGGCGGTATTATAATTAGTGGTGCGTGGTTCATGTACCAAGAGTATAGAGCCGAGCAGAAAAGAAAACAACGACAGCAAAAAGATTTAAACGAGAGTTTTAAAAAAGCTAAATTAACATTAGTTAAAAAATAAAGACTTACCCCCTCGTAAGTAGTAGCCCCGCGCCATGAACAGTGGCGCGGGGTTTTTTGTTTAGTGGGTCCCAAACGGTTTCCGAAATTCGCGCGTTTGGAAAAATCGACCCCCCTTTTCGTAAGTATGGATGTTATAATGTATGTATATATCATTGATTTATACAGTTATACCTGCTAAAAAACCTTTTGAAAAAAAACAAGACCCCAAGAAATTTTTTATAAAAAAATAATTGAAGCCTAAAAAATTTTTTGCAAATTTTGAAATGAATCGAAATATAGATATAACTAAACTACCACTGGACATTCGAAAGGAATATCTAAGATTAAAAGTTAAGCACTCTGAAAAACTTATACAGGGAAAAGCCAAAGATGATTTTATGTCTTTCGTTAAATGTGTATGGCCCGAGTTCATTGAAGGGTCGCACCATAGACATATAGCAAAGAAGTTTAATCAATTGGCAAACGGTGAGATAAATCGTTTGATCATTAACATGCCACCAAGACATACTAAATCTGAATTTGCATCTTTCCTTTTACCAGCGTGGATGGTGGGCCGTGATCCAAAGCTCAAGATTATTCAAGCCACGCACACGGGCGAACTCGCCGTTAGGTTTGGACGTAAAGCCAAGAACCTCATCGACTCGGAACGATATCAAAAAGTTTTTAGAACAAAGTTACAAGAAGATTCAAAAGCGGCAGGACGTTGGGAAACTTCTGATGGTGGAGAATATTTCGCAGCCGGTGTAGGTGGTGCTATTACCGGACGGGGCGCAGATCTTTTAATTATTGATGACCCGCATTCAGAGCAAGATGCTCAAAGTAAAATTGCCTTAGACTCAGCTTACGAGTGGTATACTTCAGGACCACGACAAAGACTTCAACCTGGCGGAAAAATTGTTTTAGTTATGACAAGGTGGAGTAAAAAAGATTTAACAGGGTTGTTATTAGCAAATCAAAAAGAATTAAAATCTGATCAGTGGCAAGTGATCCAGTTTCCAGCAATCATGGACCATGGATCAGAGAAAGCTAAACCGGTTTGGCCAGAGTATTGGAAGTTAGATGAGTTGGAAAAAGTACAAGCCACACTACCTGTTGCTAAATGGAATGCGCAGTGGATGCAGAATCCAACTAGTGAGGAAGGCGCTTTACTTAAACGTGAGTGGTGGAGAATTTGGAAACATGATTACATTCCACAAATTCATCATGTCATACAATCTTACGATACGGCGTTCATGAAAAAACAAACGGCCGATTATTCAGCTATTACAACCTGGGGAGTTTTTTACCCGGACCAAGATTCAGGGGCCAATCTTCTACTCCTTGATGCGATTAAAGGAAGATATGAGTTTCCTGAGTTAAGACGTTTAGCTTTAGAGCAGTATAAGTATTGGCAACCTGAAACGGTGATTGTAGAGGCGAAAGCTTCAGGATTGCCTTTAACCTATGAATTAAGAAAGATGGATATTCCAGTTGTTAACTTTACACCGAGCAAAGGAAATGATAAGCATGTGAGAGTAAATGCATGTGCACCTCTTTTTGAGTCTGGAATGATCTGGGCTCCTGAACAAAAATTCTCAGAAGAAGTAATTGAAGAATGTGCTGCATTTCCTTATGGCGACCATGATGACTTGGTGGACTCAACAACTCAAGCTATTATGAGATTTAGACAAGGTGGTCTTGTTCAACACCCTGAAGATTATGTTGATGAACAGAATACGGTTAAACGAAAACGGATTTACTATTGAAAAAGCTAACTAGAACCATACCACCTAAATCAGGGCCCACGCCTCAGGGCTTGAATATTCCCTTAAAACAAGTTAGAACGGTAAGATTGGAGAAAACAAATAATGGCAGACATAGACAAGTCACTTCCGAACGAAGTAAGAACAGAAATTAAAATTCCTGGCGAAGAAGAAATTTCGCAAGAGATTAACGTTGAAGAAATTGTACCTGAAAAAGGTCCAGTAGAAGTTGTCCCTGAAGAAGACGGTGGCGCAACCATAGATTTTGAACCTGGTGCGATTAACATTCCTGGAACAGAAAACCATTTTGATAACTTAGCAGATTTATTACCCGATGATATTTTAGAACCGATAGGCAATGAGCTTAGAGGCAATTACAATGATTACAAAATGTCTAGAAAAGACTGGGAACAAGCTTACACAAGCGGATTAGATTTATTAGGATTTAAATACGAAAACAGAACAGAACCTTTTCAAGGTTCATCAGGTGCAACACATCCTGTATTAGCTGAAGCGGTGACACAGTTTCAAGCGATGGCGTATAAAGAATTATTACCAAGTGATGGTCCAGTAAGAACCCAGATCCTTGGTGCAGTAAACCCGATGAAAGAACAACAGGCTCAACGTGTAAAAGATTTCATGAACTATCAGATCATGGATCAGATGCAAGAGTACGAACCTGAGTTTGATCAAATGTTATTTCATTTACCTTTAGCAGGTTCTGCATTTAAAAAAGTTTACTATGACGATTTACTAGGACGAGCTGTTTCAAAGTTTGTCCCTGCAGATGATTTAATTGTTCCGTACACGGCTACCTCATTAGACGATGCGGAAGCAATTATTCATCGAATTAAAATTTCAGGAAATGATTTAAGAAAACAACAAGTGGTAGGTTTTTATAAAGATATTGAATTAGGACAACCTGCAGACATTGAAAATAAATTAGAACAAAAAGAGAGAGAACTTGAAGGATCTAGAAAATCAGGAAGACCTGAAGACATGTACACGTTATTAGAATGTCATGTTAATTTAGATTTAGAAGGTTTTGAAGATATGGGTCCTGATGGCGAGCCAACAGGAATTAAACTTCCTTACATTGTAACGATTGATGAGACATCAAGTAAAATTTTATCTATTAGAAGAAATTACAAAGCAGAAGATCCAAAGAAAAATAAAACTCAATACTTTGTTCATTTTAAATTTTTACCAGGACTTGGGTTTTATGGTTTTGGATTAATACATATGATTGGCGGTTTATCACGAACGGCAACTTCAGCCTTACGTCAATTACTAGATGCAGGTACGCTCTCCAATCTACCTGCAGGATTTAAACAAAGAGGTGTAAGAGTTAGAGATGAAGCAGCTCCTATTCAACCAGGTGAATTTAAAGATGTAGATGCACCCGGTGGATCATTAAGAGACGCTTTCTATCCTTTACCTTACAAAGAACCATCACAGACTTTATTACAGTTGATGGGTATTGTAGTTCAAGCAGGTCAAAGATTTGCATCTATTTCTGAAATGCAAGTGGGTGAAGGTAATTCAAACGCTGCAGTAGGTACAACGATTGCTCTTCTTGAGCGAGGATCTAAAGTGATGTCTGCAATTCACAAAAGATTATACACAGCACTTAAACAAGAATTTAAATTACTAGGAAAAGTTATTGCAACTTATCTTCCACCAAATTATCCTTACGATGTTGTAGGTGGGCAAAGACAAATTAAACAATTAGACTTTGATGACAGAGTAGATATTTTACCTGTAGCTGATCCAAATATTTTTTCTATGTCTCAAAGAATTACTTTGGCTCAAACCGAATTACAATTAGCAACATCAAGTCCACAGATTCATAATTTATATGCCGTGTATAGAAATATGTACAATGCATTAGGAGTTAAAAATATAGATCAGATTTTACCTCCGCCTCCGCCACCAGCACCAAAAGATCCAAGCTTAGAGCACATTGATGCAATGGCAGCTAAACCTTTTCAAGCTTTCACAGGCCAAGATCATAGAGCACACATCACATCTCACTTGAATTTTATGTCTACAAACATGGTTAGAAATAATCCTGCTATCATGGCATCTATTCAGAAAAATATTTTAGAACATATTTCTCTAATGGCTCAAGAACAAGTTCAATTAGAGTTTAGAGAACAAATGCAACAAATGATGATGATGCAACAACAAGCTCAAATGAATCCTCAGATAGGCCAACAGATTCAAATGATAACTCAAAAAATAGAATCAAGAAAAGCTATCTTGATTGCAGAAATGACTGAAGAGTTTATGAAGGAAGAAAAGAAAATTACATCACAATTTGATTCAGATCCTTTATTAAAGTTAAAATCTAGAGAAGTTGATCTTAGAGCTATGGAAAATGAGCGTAAGAGAGAAGCGGATGAGTCTAAAGCTGAATTAGATAGAGCTAAATTAATGCAAGCTAAAGATATTTCAGAGGATAAACTAGAACAGAACGAAGATTTGGCTAAATTAAGAGCGGGAGTTTCCCTTGCTAAATCAGGAGTTCAGTCTGCTGTCGTAGAAATAGACGATTAGTAAGAAAAAGCATGACAAAATCAAATAAAAAAGTTAAAACAATATAAAAACGGAGATAATTTATGATGAACTATAAAAAATCTAAAAAAGTAGCAATACCTTCTCAGAATGTTGAAGTAGATCCTAGATCTAAAACAACAGCTGATGGTGCTTTTAACTATATTCCTACAGGAGATAAGGAAAAAGTTAGAGGGACTAAAAGAATGTTACCGGAAAAGAAAAAAACAGCAACTTGGTACTAAACTATGTGGTTCTCGGCAATTAAATTAGCCGTTTCTGCTGGTAGTAAAATTTATGCTAACCGTCAGAAAACGAAAATGGCAATGTCTGATGCACAATTAATGCATGCACAGAAAATGGCTGAAGGAAAAGAAGCTTACCAAGGTAAATTATTAGAAGCTAGACAATCTGACTGGAAGGACGAGGCAGTTCTCATAATATTGTCAACGCCGATCGCAATTTTGGCCTGGGCAGTGGTATCGGACGACCCGGGAGCGATGGACAAGGTAAAACTGTTTTTCGAGATGTTCTCAGAACTTCCGAAATGGTTTACAAATTTATGGATACTTGTAGTTGCAAGTATTTATGGTATAAAAGGAACACAAATATTTAAAGGAGTAAAAAAATAATGAGTGAAAATTATAGATTATTTAAAAAATATGGAGTTAGTGAAAATAATATTACAAAAAATATTTTAAAAGATGGTCTAACAACAGGTGACTTTGATAAATATATAAAAAAAAGTAGTGAAGAGGCTTTTAAAGAGGGTTTTAAACCAAGTGAGATTGCTGAATTTAAAAAGCAACTTGAGGAAAAACTAAAAGGAGCACAAAAAACTGCTAGAAAAATTTTAAAAACAAGGCCAGGAATGTCTGAATATAGAAAAAAAACTAAAGGTAAAGCCAGTGATACAGGGAGTGAGTATAGATCTGGTGGAAGAGTAAAAATGAAAGGTGGTGGGATTTGTAAAAAAGGAATGAATCCTAAAGCTAGAAACAATAACTCATAACAAAGGAAAAAATAATGGCAAACAAACTATACAACACACAAGTAGCTAACCCAAGAGTAGCTCTTAAAAAAGGAGGCTTCTTAAAAAAAGTCGGTAAGGCAGCAGCAGGAATAGGTGCAGCTGTTTTAGCAGCTAAAGGTTTTAGAAAAAAACCAGCTGGTAAGAAAAAAGATAAAAGAGATGCAGTAGACAAATACTTTGCTAAAAAAGGTACGTCTCTTAAAACAGGAGATGCAAGTGCAGCAGAAGCTATGGCTAAATCAGATAGAGATAAGAAAATCTTTAGAAGAGGTTTAGATAAAATAGCAGCAGCTGGTGGTGTTTCTAAATTAAAAGCTGGTGGTAAAGTAAAACAAAGTAAAACAGGAGATGCTCAAATAGCTGAGAGTAACTATCCAAAAACTGATTCAGCAATTAAAAGAATTACTAATAGTAAGGCATATAAAAAAGCCGACTACAAAGGTAAAACTGAAATGTTAGGTGGAAAAGTTTATACAATGGCAGACATGGAAAAAAGAATTGGTAAAAAATTTGGTGGTTCTTTAAAATCTGTACCAGCTGGTAATAAAGGCTTAGCTAAGTTACCAACTAAAGTTCGAAACAAAATGGGCTTTATGAAAAAGGGTGGCAAGGTTAGATAATGTGGAACTGGATAAAAAGTTTATTCAGTTTTAAAAAATCTTCTGCAGTTGTTGCAAAGATTAAAGTTGGACATTGTGATAATCATCCTAAATATAAATTTAGATGTCCTGATTGTGTAGAGGTAGTAAATGGCTAAACTTTGTGCAAAAGGAAAAGCAGCAGCAAAAAGAAAATTTAAGGTATACC